TGCTCCTTGTTGCCCTACGGCTCCAGTTGCACCTTGTTGACCTATAGCACCAGTTGAACCTTGTTGACCTATTGCACCAGTTGAACCTTGGGAACCAGTGGCTCCTTGTTGTCCTACAGCACCGGTTGAACCTTGCTGTCCTACAGCACCGGTTGAACCTTGAAATCCAGTTGCTCCACTTGCACCTGCACCAGTTGCACCCTGTAAACCAATACCTGTCGCTCCAGTTAAACCAGTAGAACCGGTTGCTCCGGTTGCTCCAGTTGAACCTAAACCTGTTGCCCCGATTCCAGTTGCTCCTATATTACCTTGTAGCCCAGTTGCCCCAGTTGCCCCAGTTGAACCTAACCCGGTTGCACCAGAACCAGTTGCTCCTATATTACCTTGTGGACCAGTTGCTCCAGTTACACCTGTAGCTCCAGTTGCTCCGGTTGCCCCAGTTGCTCCTGAACCAGTTGCACCAATAAACCCAGTAGCACCAGCAGGACCGACAGGACCTGTTGCACCTGTATCAGGAATAGGTGCCCATGTATTATCACCTCTTAAATATGTACTAGCACTTGGGATACCTGTTGCACTTAATGCAGCAGTTAAAACTGGATTAACAGCAGGATTGCCAGTTACAGTTAAATTTATAAATTGGGAATTTCCTGAACCTACACTTACTACAGTACCACCACCTCCACCGACAGAGTTTATTGTAATGGTTGTTCCTGATGGAGTTTCAACTACGTCTAATGTTACATTTCGACCAGCAACTAGCTTGTCATTATAACACGCCTCAATTAACTCAAAAGAGGAATACTGCGTGATAAGATCACCAGCTTCCCAGAGTTCCTTAAGTTGATACTTAGGTAATATTACTGCCATAATGGTTGATAGTTCTTTGTTTTATTTATCAGCCTTTCAAAATGTTTAAAAACTTATCAAATGACAGTAGGTGAGTTTTCTTTTTCTTCTTTTTCTTTTTCTTAATAGGTTCCAATAAGTCACCGCTTCCGGTTTTTTGGCTACTAAAAGAATTCANNNNGAATTCATAGAACCTGGATTTCCAGGAAGAGTAGCATTCCCCATACTCTGAACATTCATGTTCGGATTAAGGTTTACCGTACCTGCTTCGTTTTCTTTTATCTTGTTAGGTAATTCTTTTTCATCAGTCTTAACAAAATCTTCTAATGTTTTAACTGGTAATTTTGATAATTCCTTTACATCATCTGAAACCTCAGATGATTTAAGTTCTCCTTTTTTATATTGCAATGCTAATGCAAAAAATCTTCTTTGTGCTTTTGATTGTGCTGGCATTACTTAATAAATTTCTTTAAAAATGCAGTACAATAATTTAGTAGCTCTTTTCTTGCAGGTTTAATATCAGATAACTCTGTCATTGGGCCAGCTTTCCACTGAATCCAATCTTCTGCAATTTGTTCTAATGCAGCTTCAACATTTGGCATTAATTCAATATACTCTTCATTTAACTTAGATTCCTTAAGATCAGCAATGTCTTTATATTTAACTTCATGCTCTTCTCCATCTTGATCTACTGCAAAAACAACATCGCTATGCCACATATCAGCATTATCTTTATTATTTGATTTAGGATTGTAAATTATTAATTCAGTTCCATCTCCTAATTGAATAAATGCATCATCAGCTTTACCTAATGCCTTTAACAGTTTTCTTTTATCAAATTTTGCTTCATTAATATTAAAGTCGGATAAAGATTTTAAATTTTTCATATCATTGCTTTCTTTTATTGGTTGTATTATATCTTGTAAAGGTTTATAAAATTTATGAATACTTTTAGGAGTCATTTTCTTAAAAGTTTTTTCATCGTCTATCTTTAATGCATTACGAACTTTAGATGCAGAAATATTATCATCAGTCCTAAAAATTTCAAAACCTTTAAACTGTGGATCTACTCCAAGCTGGTCTCTATATGATTGCTTGTTAATCATAGCACCATAAGATTTTTTCCTATCAGTACCAAATCCCCACATCATAGGTTCATATGCAGGTCTTGCAGCTGCAAACATTGTATCAATAGCTCCATTAGGAACAACGATAGCAGTTTCCAAAAATGGATATTGTTTAGCCATCTTTGTAAACATAGCCTGTTGCATAGCCTCATCAAATGGTCTTTTATCTGAATCACCCTTTCCCCTAACAAGAAATACAACAACAGGTAAACCGTTTTCTTTATACATTTTTTCAAATACTTTAACATGCCCTAATGTAAAAGGTTGGAATCTACCAACAAACATATTAACTGGCTTTTTACCTCTACCTTTATGAGGTACAGATAAAGCTTCATTAATAACAGTGTTATGAGTTCTATTTTTAACTCTTTGCCCATAAGGTGATAATGAATAAGTTTTTATACCTGATTGATCTTCACTGATATTAAATAAAGTTTTATTTCTGCCTAGCCATCTTTTGTTAGCTTGGAGTTCAGTAAGAATTCTAGTCATTTCTTCTTCAGTAATATGACCGTCTGAAATAGCATCTAATATTACACTCCTAACTCTAGCGTTAGTAGAAATATTTTTTGCTGGATATGCTTCAGTGTATCTTCTTTTTACTACCACTTTCTTTTCATTTAGAAAGTTATTTAAATCATTAATGTTTTCCATACCTTATATATTTACTTTGCCATTTTAAACCTATTTGTCTCTGGATCAAAATCTGCATGCTTTAGGTTTGCTGCATATACTGCATTAGGTCTTACAACAGTACAACCATCAGGACCTTTTCCTTTTGCAAATTTAAAACCAGGGTTAGGTTGAGGTTTCATTAAAGATGCATTAGTAACGCCATCAGTAATATGTACACCACCATCTTTCTTTGATGTAGATACATTTATATTACCATAAGACTGTTCTTCCAAATCTCCATTATGAATTTCAGCTACTAATAAACATGCTCTACAATGTCCTATTAATGCATCCTTTTGAAAATCACAAAATGGACCTCTGCCTTTTTTCTCCCATTCTTTAATAGTATCTTCTGCCCACTGTTCAGGAGTTCTATCTCCATATTTAAGTGGAAGCTTATCTTCATCTATAATTCCATTTTCTATTGCCCATGCTTCTTGTTTATCTAAAAGCTCATTACCTTTCTTAATTGTCTCAGGTGTAGTTGGTTCTTTCAGTGTACCCATAAAATTATTATGATTATCGGCTAATTCGTCTAGCCTATTTCCAGTTTCTTTATTATAAAATTGAGATTCTCCAATTTTGCTTTTTAGAGCAGAGGCTGCACCACCATCTTTCTTAACTGATATGCCACCCATAGTTTCAAGGTTTACGGCTAATCCTAAACCTTGCATTGCAACTTTCTTTGCATAGTCAGGATCATCTGGGTCTAAGTCAACATCACCACCTAAACATATAACATCTGCAACTGGAAAGTTTTCTCCAGCAGGCAATTCAGTTCGATATCCTCTCTTATTCATTGACATATAAGCAAATGATTCTGCCAAGTCAGCACTACCTTTTCTTATAGATTCTATGTCATCCATTTTTCTAAGTACTTCAATAGTAGCATTATCAAAATCTTCAACAGATTCAATATCACTTAATTTTTCAATCTCTTCTAAAACTTCTCTTTCTTTAGGAGTAGGATTGTCACCTATTAGATCTCTCATCTTTTGTGAGATTACTTTAGGATATTCTTTTTGTATTTTTTCAGAACGTTCCTTTTGTGGTAAATCATTTAAACCTGGAACTGTTTCAATCATTTCAACATCATTTAACTTTTCCCATTTACCTAAATTTTTATTATGTCTATCAATTGCTCTATTTGTTCTGTCAACTAATCTTTTTACTTCTTTATCATTTAAGTCTGGGTTCTGTTCTTTAAATGCTTCTAATATACCTTCAGTTAATTTTTCTTGATCTGGTTTCTTAAGCCTTTTAATTTTTGTTGATCCCATCGTAATTTCTTCAATCTCCCCATTCTCATTTTTCTTAACATCAACTTTAGGCTTATATGTTTTACCTCCAGATATTTTATTAGGATTAATATCCTTTCCACCAATCTTAGGTTTAATTCCACCATCAACAGTAGAAGCTGAGGTTACCTCTAATCCTAAATCAGTCAATTCCTTTACACCAGATCCATCCTTATCAGAAAGATCCATAACCTTTTCTCTACCACCTTGTCTAAATTCTCCAGCTGAACTAGATGCAAAGTATATTTTTAGCTTACCTTTAGAATCACTAAGCTTAGCATACTTACCTACAGTTTCAGCTTCTTCTTTTGAAAGTTTTTCTCCATTTAATACTTTTTCAAAACCAGCTTCAAAATCTTTTCTATCTTCTGGTGATTCAAAAGCAATTCTATCAAAATCTTTCTTTATATTTTCAACTCTCTTCTCTGTAAATTTTTTCTTTAAAGAATCTGATAAACCTGATTCTGTTTCTTCGGTTGATTCTTTATCTCCAATTATTTCCTTTGCCTTTTGATAGGCCGGTGTAGATTTATCGTAACCTAAAGCAGAAGAAACTTTTACTTGTCTTCCTGTTTCTGGATTTTTAAATTTTTGATCTTCGACATTAGCCTCTATAACAACCTTACCTAGATTAATAAAATCATTATAATTTAAAACCTTTTCTTCAACAACAAGATCTTCTAAATCTTTATGATTAACTTCTTCAGTTACTTTATTATTTAAATATTCACCAAATGTTTTAAATTCTCCTGATGTTTCTTTATTAATAGCATTACTAATTTTAGAAACTAATTTATTAAAGTCTTGTACTACTGATGAGGTCATAACAGCACCTACTCTTTTAGTGCTTCTTTTCTTTCTTAATGAACCTAACATTATCTTATATAGATTTTGTAAAGATTCTGAAGATTGTAGTATTTCTCTAGTCCTGTTGTTTTTAATTAAATCAACATTAAGATTAAATTCAGGACCTTTTGCAAAATCAGCTTTTTGAATATCTAACTTTTTTAAATCAGAACCTCTTTTGGTAGTATAATCATTAAAAAGATTATTAATTAATTCAACATATCTTTCTTGTGCCGTGTCGGTTAATAATTCACCAGCACGCAAACCTCTTTCTTCTATAAAGGCTAAAATATCCAATAAAAGAATTTCATTAATATCTGCAGGTGCTCTCCTTAAATCAACAGGTTCTTTATCTTTCATTAATGATTGTGTATAAGGATCAATCATTTTAGCAGTAAAGGTTTGATTAGTACCTGGTCTATAAAATTTAAAGATAATAGAATCTATAGGTTTATCTAAATCATTCTGTAATGTTGTTTGTTGGATTGTTGGATTTAAGCAATTTATTAAATACCTAGCAAAAGAACTTGTACCAAAAACTTCTAATTGATCTTCTTTTGGCGTTGAAAGAAATTCTCTAATCTTTCTTTTTTGTTCTTCCTTTAAATATCCACTAAATATTGGAATAAGAGGGGTTACCTGAAATGCAGATGCCCAATCTCTAAGAACTCTAGGATCTTCAATTACTTTAGCAATTTTACCTTTTGGATTTCTTACTTGGATATGAGTAAGTACTAAATTATTTTTAGGAAGATTGTCATACCTAATTGGACCAGGTTGATTATGAACAAAATACTGAAAGCAAAATCTCCAATGCTCAGGCAGATCTTCTATATGGCCTTCAGTTTGTTTAAGTATGTATTGGATAGCAGGTTCATAGTACATCATTAATGTTCTATCCACTATATTAATTGGCATTTTATTACTGCCTTTAAAAAATCTTATTTCATCCCCATGTCTCTCAAAAGAAAATGATGAGCCTGATAATTTTTCTGTTACCAGTAAATAATCTTTAAAAAGATCATTGACAAATTGTTGCCCTACTTCTTTATATATGTTTGTTAACTCTTTCATTATTAGTTTTTAGTTATACTTATTATATATTAGCTAATTGGATTAATAATAATAAAAAAGATGAGTCATTAGCTCACCTTTAATACACTTTTAATATTTTACACCTATTATTACATTATTATTATGATACGTCCATAATATCGCCGTGGTCACATACTATACCTTTTCTGGTTAATTCCTTACAAATTCTATCTAATCTACCAGGGCCATAAGACATAGGCAGGCTTTCTTTAACTCCTAATGACTTTAAAAGTTTTTCAGTATCGTCAAAACCTATCTTAGATCTTTTATTTACATTTGCAGTTTTAGCTACATCATATAGAGACGTTCCATAAAATCTACCCCTATCTGTGTAAATAAAATTTATTCCTTTTATCTTAAATGACTTACCGCTACGATCTTTATAATTTATCGCTTCATTTATAAATTCATTAAAGTTTTTCATATTATGCCAATTTAGATTTACCGTCCCATATCTTTACGACATAAAACTTGTTATCTGGTGTTTTTTCTAAATAGCGAGGATCTTTCTTTGTAGGTCTCATAAGTAGTCCATGTGAGTTTTGACCTCTACCATGTTTACCCATGTTTTTATCATACCCAGTTTGATCTATCATTAGGATCCAAGCCTTTATGCTTAACGATTAAATTTTGTAAATCTTTCCATTTGGATTTGCCTTTCTTTTCAGCATAGTCCAATACCATCTTTTTAATGGTATCTAATTCTCTAGATTCATTAAGAGATTCAAATGTATGTAAATAGTCCATATTGTTGTTTTATTTTATTATATAAATATAATCAATTTAATTGGGATAAAAAAATTATTTAACTAAAAGTTATTAACAATTATCTCCCGTATTTTATTAGGCCTAATAATTGGTTAATTGCAGCAAAGGTACCAGTTAATTTATAAATCTTACCTTTATATTTAAATACAATACCTTCAGTTGGAAATATTGATTCTATACCACCAATTCTACTTAACCTTGCAAGTTCAGCTTCAACCTTTTTAATTTGTTCTACCCCACCTGTCTTTTTAATCTTACTTGCTTGAGCTTCTATATCTCTTCTTAACCTTTGGGCTTCCCCTGATGGATTAGCTGCTAAAAAGTTAGAAGCATTTTTCATAATAATAGAACCTAACTCTAAAAACAGATCTTCAAAAGGTCTAATGTTTTCTTTATACTTTTTGGCAACATCTTCTTTATCAAACTTTTTAACTAGTGCAGCCTCTTTAGGTCCAACTTGTTTGGCTAAAGATCTCATGTTTAAAGTCTTCTTGTCACCGTATGCCCATCTTCTAAGTAAACCTTCTTTTACATCCTGAGATAATTTAGGAAATTCTTTATCTATTAATTCTCTCCACCACATTTCATGATATCTTGAAACTTCATCTCCGTCGTTTAAGCCATATCTTTTTTCTAAAGCATTAACTTGATTAATGAATCTTTTCTTGTTTGCAGTAAAATCTAAGTCTCTTTGTAATTGAATTACTCTAGGAGGAATAATTTTAAATGTTTTACCAATATCAGATTTTAGTTTTTGAAGTATGTTTGTTATTTCTTTAGCAGGTTTATTATTTGTACCTATGATATTACCTTTTCCATCTGTTTCTTTTATTCCATGAAATTGTATAACATCAGTATCATAATGAATAACATTTGGGTTTAATGAATAGATTAATTCCATATTCATAAAATCCTTTCCATTCTTAAAATATTTTTCTTGGTCTGCTGGTGGAAGTTTTCTTAATAGCTTATCTAAATCTTTAGCAGCAAAGATATAAGTATCTTCTACTAATTTTGATGCATGTCCTGTAAACATACCTATAATTCCATTAAGATCTATAGGATTTGCCATTTGGCCTTTATTTCTGGCAAATTTTACTTTACCATCCTGTATAGTTACAAATAAGTTTTGGCCATCAGTCTTTTCCGTAGGATCTTCTTCAAAGCTTAACTGACCTCTAAGACCAGCATCAATCATTGCTTTAAAATCGCCAAAGGTCAAGTCTTTATCATCAAAAGGATGAGCCATGTGGCCAGCTGCACCACCTTCAAAAAGAAATGGCTGGCTTTTGTCGGCCAGCCATTGTTCAAACAATTTTACGTGTTTCATGTTTTATTTATTATGATCCCATTGTGGATTGTAAAGCTCCAACCATTGCTCCATAGTCTTCACCATATTTGTCTAATAAACCATCAGCAGTTTTAGTTGCCTTTTCTTCATCAAAATCTTCACCGAATGCATCTTTTAGAATTGACATTGCATATTCTTTAAATTCATCAGCTGATTTGATTTCTTTTTCATTAAGCTTGCCAATTTTATTTGCAGCAATCTTTCTAAACTTTTCAGCAATTGAATCATCAGGTAAAACTTCTTCCTCTTCTTTTACAACTACAGTTGCATCTTTAGGATCATTAGCTTCATCAGGAACTACTTCAGTAATTTCTTGATCTTTAGTAATTAGTTCTTTACCTTTACCTTCAATAGATTTAGGTTTACCCATATCCATCATATCTCCTGCAATACCTGCAGCAGTTTCTGGTCCGTCACCTTTAATTGCAGGAATTGCAATTCCATCATCTCCAGCAACTTCATCAGCGATTTCATCGCCTTCAACTTTAGTAATTACTTGACCTACAGTTTCATCTACGGCTTCATCCTTTTCATCTTCTTCTTCATAATCCTCGCCATCGTGAGTTTTAGATTTATCACCTTTATTTCCACCTAGTACAACTCTGTCATACTTTTCCTCTACTTCATCCTCATCTTCGTAATCTTCACCATCATGTGTTTTAGATTTATCACCTTTATTTCCACCTAGTACAACTCTGTCATAAGCTTCATTTACAAAAGTAGAAAAAGACATAATAGTAGATTCATTCTTTTCAGCATCTTCCTCTTCTTCTTTGTCGTATTTAACATCTTTCTTTAAAGCATCAATTTCTTTATCATCAGATTTAACAGCTCCTTTATAATGGTCTGCTTTTTCTTTGTCATCTTCAGAATCAACTTTCTTATCGCCTTTATCTTCTAGCTCATCACCTTTTCTTTCATCATCAGAACCTTTTTCTTCATCATCATCGTCATCTTCATTAACTTTTGCTTCAGCTAATGGATCAGCAGATGCAGCTACAGGAACAGCGTAATCTTCTGGCTCTTCATCATCATCGTGATATTTAATATTCTTATTAATAGTTTCTTCCTTTTCTTTTACAAAATCTTCAAAGGCCATTATTCTACGAGTAGCTTTTGGAGTTTCAACTTCTTCATTTTCAGAATCATCATCTTCAACATCTACACCACCTTTATCCTCAACTTCTGGTGCTTCGGCTGGAACCTCTTTTGTAATTTCTTGATCTGGTGAAACTTCTTTACCTTCTTTATCTTCTAAAGATTTAGTTTTGCCGATAGCTAATACTTCATCTTCGATATCTTCAGCTCTATCCTCTTCTACTTCTTCTTCAGCTTCTACCTCTTCCTCTTCAGCTACTTCAGAATCAGATGGAATTACTTCCTCTTCACCTTCTTTATCCTCTGTACCTTCTAAAGATTTAGGAGTACCTTTAGCTTTTACTTCGTCTTCGATATCCTCAGCTCTATCTTCTTCGATTTCATCTTCAGAGATGTCATCTTTTTTAGCAGAACTTTTAGCTAATGATTCGAGTTTAGAAAGAAGATCTTTTTCTTTCTTTAATTCTTCTATACTGTCAAAACCAATCTTTTTGATCAATTCTTCAACAGCTTCTTGGCTTACTTTTGCAGACTCTGTGATCGGTTGATCTTTAGCAGAAATTGCAGAAAACTTTTTGATTGACTTCATTTTAGTTATTTTTATTTTTTTTATATATCCATGTCTTAGTGAAAAGATATTCTATATTAGAATCTGATATTCTGAACTTCGAATGGAAACTTTTCTTCTTTATATATTGTTCGCCTGGCAATACCATGACGGTAGATATAATTAACCCAGTCGTGATCTTCGGTTTTATATCTAAAATCATCAATAAAATCATAAATTTTTACGACATCTTTTGATGAATGCTTTCTCAATCCTCTACCTATACTTTGTCTAATTATAACTTCAGACTTAAAACTTTCAGTAAAGAAAATGTTATGTATGTTTTTAATTGAAATACCTGTGGAAAATGTACCATAAGATGCTACAATAATAACATCGTCATTCTTTTCCATACGGCTTTTAAATTCTTCTCTTATATCTACATTAACAGAACCATCTACATAGTATACTTTCTTGTCTGTTATATGCCTTAATTTATTATATAGTTTTTCACCGTATGCAATCTTATGAAAAAGTACTAAGGAATTTGATGTGGACTTCTTAATTACCTGGCAGACAAAATCTAATCTCTTTTCACTTTGATTTATAAAGTTTTGTTCTAATCCAAATAATCTTTGTCTATCATGTGGATTTTTAGATAGAAAAGAAAATGATTCTTTTTGTTCATCGGTGGCATAATCCATGTGAAGTTGCATTACTTTACAACTGGCTATGTACCCCTCGTCTTGTAAATAATTTGCTTTTACTTGAGTAACCAAAGGACCCATTGCTGACATTAAGCTTAATCTGTTTACAGTTCCTCTTTTAGGGATAGTTCCACTTAAACCAAATCTAAAATCACAATGCCAACATTTATCCATTATCTTTTGAATGGAATTAGCTTTTGCTTTATGAGTTTCATCTACAAAGACGGCATCAAATTGTTTAAAATAGTCTTCTCCTTTTTTAACTAAAGATTGGTATGTACCAATTACTAAGTTTGAGCTCTTTCTTATTTTTACACCTGCATATATTTGTTGAGTCTTTAAAGGAATTCCACATTTATTATATTCATCAAAATCGCCAGTAGCCTGTAATACTAAATTTACATTAGGAACTATCATTAAGATTTTTTTCTTACCTAAAACATCCATTAAATATGCAACTACCATAAATGATATTAGAGTTTTACCTGCTGATGTTGCAAGCTCAGCTAAACACCTTCTATATTTTAAAATTTTAAATGCAGCTTCAATTTGATATTCTCTAGGCTTAAAATCTGGATGCTTTTCAAAAATTTTAGAAACCCATTCTCTAAATTCATCTTCTTTTATTTCAGTATCAAAAATATTGGTAATATTATTTAATGAATATGTAAAATCATAATCTTTACATATATCAATAATTTCTTTCCATAAGCCAGCTGGAATTTTATTTCTTTTTACGAATGATACATTACCATCCCACACTCTCTTTTTAACTAAAGGGTGAAAGCGCCAACCTTCAATCTTTTTAGTTAAACTGCTTTTTAGTTGTTCATATTCCAATTCAGTACATGAATCAATAACTAAAAACTTTTTATTTTCCGAGAGTGATAATTCCATTAGTATTCTTTATCATCTAAGCTAATTCTATTTCGAATAGCAAAAGCTAAGTTATCACATGTCTTTATACATTCTTGGTAATAATCCATATGAGATTGTAACATTTCCATTTGAGTTCTTAAATGAGATAAGTCTGCCTTTATAAAAGCAACCTTTTCACCGCTTGTTAATTTAACATCATAATCGATAGAATATTCCCTATACTTAATTTTGTAATACCTATCATATGCCGCTTGTCTTTTATGCTTGGTTGTTTTAAAATCAGTAATTTTATCCAATAAAATTTGTCTATAAGATAGCATTGTTACTTGGCATTCAGATAGCTTATTCATATCTTTTAACAAAGAAACTAAATTACTTATCTTTTCTTTCCAATTATCTCTATCATTAGCTAGTCTTGTTGCTAATTCTTCATTAGCCTCACCTGTAGCAGTATCATTATATTCCATTTAAAATATACCTTTATTGTTATTACTCTTTTTAAACCCTTTTACTTTAGGCTGAAACTTCTTTTTAGGTTCAGGTAAAGAGAAAGATGTTTTTACTTCGTCTAATGTAGATTTAGTAAATGTAGAAAATAATTTAAGTTTTTTATTACTACTTTCTAAGTCTTTATAAAAATCATCTATTTCTTCAGTCACAAATGTGTTATAATTTTTTACTCCCATTATATAAAAATTATATCTAATGAGTTGTTTGTAAAATATTTATCCAAGTCGTTTAAGCACCCAGTTCTATTTTTATACTCCCATTTTACTAGATCATTTAAATCCTTTACCTTTCTTTGTGGAATGTTAAAGTCTTTTAAAAACTTATCCCACATAAATACAGTTTGACCAGACTTTAATTTTTCAATCATTCTAGTCTTACCTTCTAAATCATTATCAAAGAAATACCTTGCAGTTGGTATTTCATTAAATTCAATTATCTGTTTTTTAACTCCAGTTAAACCTATAGAATTATTCATAAACATTGCATCAATAGGACCTTCAAAAATAGAGAAGTCTCTTGACATATCAACGGTTAATATTCCAAACAACATTGATATTTTATTTAAGTTATCTAATTCTTCTTCAGTAACCTCCAATGGTATTTTTAACCTATCATATATTCTTTCTATATTCCAAGTCTTATATTTAGGACCACCATTATTACCTAAGTCTCTAGTTTGAAAACCTAATATTTTGCCTTCAGGTGTTAAATTAAAAACATATAATTCTTTTCTTCTTGGATCAAAACCAAACCTATCAGTCTTATGGTGTAATAGTCTACTTTTTAAATAAGGATATGCCTGATAAGTTAAGGTGTTTATAGGATAAACATTAAATCCGTTTATAAGCTCATCAAATGATAATGCTAATTCTTTTGCTTTATCAAAAAGATAAAAGTCTAAATTTTCACCTAGTGAAAAATGTTTGCGGTTTTCCTTTATGTAATTAATTACATTGATTCTATCATCACCTTCAAAGTTTTCATTATGATCTTTTAAGAAAGTATCTAAACTCTCATGAGCAGAACAATTATAACAATGAAAATATAAATCATTCCAATAAATGTTACCTCTCTTTTTTCGTGGAGTATCATGAGAATCGCCACAATAAGGGCATGCAAAATTTAACCTACCTTTACTTTCTAATAATCTTCTTTTCTCTGGATGAGAATGTTGAGTATGAAGAACTCGGACCACCTTCTCAATGATCCGAGCTTTCATTTCAGAAGATATTATTACTTCTGCCATACTCTATAATTAAAGATCTAACCCATTAATAAAATCATCAAAGTCATCAGCCTTTTCTTCCTTCTTAGTTTCAGTTGGAGCAGCTTGCTTTGTTTCTGTGGTTGCTACGGTTGCAGCAGCCTCAGTTTTTTGAGTGTTTACTGGAGCAGGTTTAGATGCTGTAATGTTTGCGATAGAATCACCAGGAGATGTGAATTGAGAAAGTACATTCATTACTTTACCTCTAATTGTATCATCCCATGCCTTGTAACCCCATGTTGATAAATCAGGAGCATCTTTTAATAAATCTAAAATTGCTTTACGGCTTTCATCCGTATCAGTAACTTTTTCACCATTAATTTCCATTGCTGATTTATTACCGTGGAATTTACTTGAGTCATAGTTAGGATATCCACCTTTCTTTGAAATAACCAATTCAAAATTCTTTCCTTCAAATGGATCAAATACTTGAGTAGGTTCGTCGAATTGAGGATTCAGTTCTTCATCAATTTTGGTTTTAATTTTATAACCAAATTTCATAACTTTAACTTGTCCTTCAAGATCTCTGTTTTGTGGATCCTTAATAATTTGTACCAATGCATAGAATACTTCTCTACGCTTTAAACCTTCTGACATCTTTTTGTCAACAGCAGATTCAGAGTTTCTTAGTTTAAAGAACATATCCTGTACAGGACATTTTTCTCCAACCGTTGAAGGGGAATCAGCGAAAAAGCCGTTTCCTTCTCTGTCTTCTAGCCAGTAGACATACTTTCTTTCAAATGGTTTTCTTGGGTTTTTAGCATTAGGTAGAAACCTAATTAAAGAACGGTAAGTTCCGTCCTGTCCTTGATCTGGTTTAGGTGAGTAAAGATCACTTCCTGCAGAAGATGGTCTTTCACCAGTGTCTAAATCTTTTACACTTACGTTAAAAATGTCAAATTCGTTTGCCATGTTAATTGCCTTTTTTTTGTTATTAATTTATTTAATGATAACAAAACTCCGTATATAAAACGCCTTTTAATTTTTTAATGCCTATTTACTTCGCCTTGTTATCGCCTATTTAAAAAGAACCAAAATATTATTGATTCCTTTGTTTATTATATATCCCCTAAGTCAGTTTGTTTCAGACTATCTGAACATTTTTTTCTATAATTGCAGTGACATCGCTCTCGCGTATAAAAAATATAGTTTCTCCTTGAATTGTAATTTCGCTACCTGCTGTATCATGAAATAATACCCTTTCTCCTATTTTATAATCTTTATCTTCTATGTCCTTACCTACTCCTGTGATTATACCTGAATACGGTGGGGCATATGCACCTTCGCTTTTTAATAAAATTATGTTACCTTTCTTCTCTGGTTGTCCATCTTTTTTTACAAATATTCTATTTCCTAAAGGTTTTATCATTTTATTTTAATTTTTTTTATAGAAAGCTGAAACAAAATTTCTAAGTTGCAATATAATTTTTAACTATTCAATGTTAGAAAAGTATCTAGTTAGTAGCCTTTAAGGCTTTAAGTATAAAGTAGGCATCAACGATGTCATCTATGGGTTTAGGAATTTTAATGCTGAAGTCTTTTCCTTGACACCATTTCCAAAGTTTAGTCTTCCTTAGGTTCTTATCATTAAGGACATCATCTTGAAATGCTTTAGCCATATAATGTTTATTTGCATTTCCTTTGCCTGCTAATTTCTTTACATGAGAAGGTTGAAAAACAGAAAGATTGTTTATTGAATACTTATCTATTAATTCCTTTCTTAAAAAAGTATTATATTGAATGATATCTATAAATGAGTTACCTTTTGATCCATAAGAAAATCCTTCTAATGCTACATTAACATTATCGCCATCAAACAACGTAGAAAATATATTTACCATTAAAGAACTAATATTTCCAGCGTCTTCTAACTTTTGCCTTTCTCTAGGTAAAAACTCTTTACTAGTAACTTCTCTATTATATGGAAAACCTAATAATGCAGAATCATCCATAAGCTCTTTATGTACTGAGAATGCTTTAGGTATTTTTTTACCTTCTTCATCCCATATACGATTTCCGTAATTAAAAAAAGTTATAAAGTGATATTTGCCATCAGCTGTTTCTACACAAGCACCTGGACTATTTAATGAAAAATCAATTCCTATGTGGATCATTCTAATTATATTCTCTTGCCGATAACTGCACCTAATGCAGCACCTACAAGACGTGAGGTTAATAAATCATAAAGAGCTCCTTTAGTAACACCTAATACTTTAGCAACTGCTTTACCTATAGTCTTACCTAATGCAAAACCTGTAAGACCACCAAAGATAGAACCTAAAACTCCTTCGTTAATAATTTCTTCAACACAATCTTCTAAATTCTTACCAGCTTTTTGTGCTTCCATTATTCTATCTACAGTTGCATCAATTGCAGCTTCTTGTTCTTCTGTTAAATCATGAGACTCATTTAATAAATTTTGAATATCAACTGATTCATTATAAGATTCTTGTAAATAGTCTTTAAAGGTTTTCATTTCTATACTTTATTTATTTATATATTAGGTTATGTTAACAACAACATCTAGAATGTTATAAGAGAATGTCATATCAAAAGTTTGGAATTCAATCGTGTTACTTGAAAAGTTTAAATCTAATGCTCCAATATTTGAAATAAACATATCTTTTAATTGGACTGTTACAAATACAGTTCCATCAGAATCTAACATTTGTACACCAACACCTTCTGGTAAATATGGGTGTTTGCCACTTAACTTATAATAATAGTCAAACATTTCTATAGCCATCCAATAATTAACATAACCATCAAATGCCTGCATAGTAACAGTAAATGTTTTATCAAATAATTCTTGTTTAGGTAAGCTTGATCTAAATGCTCGCTGATTACCTGGATAATCTGCCTGTACTACAGGATCAAAAGATGGCCCTGGTAAATTAATTGATTGTATTCCATAGTTCCAATAATCAATAGGTTCTTTAATAAGACCACCAGGTATCCTAGTTAAAAAAGGTTTATACTTATCAGATATTTCTTTAGGTATAAAATTCCTTGGGAAGTCAAATTTAAATTGATTATTTCTAGCGCTTAATATCATAATTCTTGTTTATTATAAACGATCAAAGAAAGGGTTATTAAAACCTCTACCTAGAGAACCAAAAAACTTATTAGTTGGCCTTCCTATTGGATTTCTTCGTGTAGTATAACTCTGTAAGTTTTTTGCAGATAGCCTAAAGAAATATTTTCTTTTAGATCTCGTTTGAGCCACTATAGCCTTCTGCTTTATTGCAAGAGTTTGCTGTCTTCTTAATTTTTGTAATTCAGCCAATGCCTGCGCCTGTTGAGCTGACTTTAATATAAATGCATTTTTAGAAGATCCTAATTCGGCAGATAGTCTTGCAACTTCATCAGTAAGTTCTAAGTTACTAGCCTGTAATGCAGCAATAGTTGCATCATCTTCAGCTGCACCATTTAAAAGTTCTGCATTTTCTGCCTTGCACTGTTCTAATTCATCTTTAAGTCTAGCCAATTCTATTGTATATTCTAATCTCTGTTCTTCAATCTGAGATTGTAAAGTTATTCTATTTGCATCATCAACTGCTAACCATAAGCCTTGATATAAAACAGATTCATCTGATGTAGACCCATCACTAGGATCAACCATCTTTGTAGAAATATAAAAGTTATTGTTATCTAATGCTAGGATCTTTTTGCTATCATCTCTAGTTATTCTAAATAAAACTTCACCTTTTGCTAAATCTACTTCAGCAACTTGTGTATGGTTTTTAATATCTATGTCATCATTTTCACCAATAAAGTTTAAATAAAGATCGCCAACATTACTTAAATCTATTGGAGTATCCGCTCCTTCAATTTCATCAAATATAGTAAAAAGATAATAATCATCAAAAGGTGTTATCCTAATTGTTGCATCACCCTGTGGTAATGGCTTGTCATTAACTGCTAAGTTAACAAACCTTTGATAATACTGCTTTTCAGTTTTGGTTAATGATATGTTAGTTTCTATTGCCATTTTTTATTTTATTATTCAATCGTAGCTGATAAAGAATCACTATCATCTTCTGTTATTGTTTCTACTTTTACAGGAGATGCTGTTACTTTAACTTTTATTCTATCTCTAAATGTTGTTACATATGAAGTCTTAACAACTAATTTTTCAACTATTTGTTCAGTTGTATCAACATTTAATGTATCACTTCTTCCACCGCCAACTACTATTTGTTTTCCAGTATCATTATTAATCTGATTGTAAACATTAGCTACAGTAGGAACAACGCCTAAGTTAATAGTTAACATTTGTGGTCCATATTTTTGAGCCTCAAATGAAGTTAAGTTAGCATTTTTAATTATTTGTGTAGCATCAGCTTTATTGTACAGTCTTAATACATAATTTATAGAAAAAGAAATAGCACTATTTGCATTTTTAATTATAGGTCTAAATAATATAGGTTCATCAAAATCATTATCCTGCGTAAATACCTGAAAGCTTGTCTGTGTAAATGTAACACCTATCTGCTCAGTTACGCTAATTTCATGAAATACAACATACTGTCCACCTGATGAATTAAGTTGTGCAATAAAATTACTAAACGTAGATCCTACTACTTGCCCTGATAATTCATAATAATCACCGGCTGTTGATTGCTTTACTTCAGCATATAAGTTATCATAGATGTCTCTATTTAAAATAGACACTGAATTAATTTCTTCCATTTCATAGAAGCTATATGAATTCTCTACAATAGTTTCATATATACCAGTAGCTCTCAACGTAATTGGAGGAGTACCAATAAATCCTTGGCCTTCAGTTATACGGTAGGCTAATCCATTAGAGTCTGCTGGATCAAATGCATTATTCATAAAGAATAAAGAAGGAACTCTCCATTCAATAAAAGTAGCATATAACTTATCAGCTAATAATAAAGGGTCTGGATTAAACGTAGGAGTATCAGTTTTTAAGAAATTAATAGAACTTAAATTCATCATAACCCCATCTCTCCTTGGTGTTAATACTTCAAATACAATTCCGTCAAAACCTTCAAAATTAAAACCTGCTACAAAATGGACCCTTACCTTATCATATGCAATATCCAACTGAGGAGCAAATGTTTGCAATAAATCTACGCTATCAGTTAACTCAGGACTATAATCATTATAAGGTACACCAATATCTGTATCTAATGAAACATACTGAGTTCGAGTTTTATTGTTAGAAACTGCTGAACCGTCTCTATCATTACCCATTGTACCAACTACAGTATCGGTATTAAAAAAGTAAGTACCTTGAGTATTAGCATCCCTCATTAATTCAATAGGGTAATTAGCCGTATTAAATGTCGTTGGTGTAGCTTGACTTGTATAGACATACTCTATAAGTATTTGCTCAGATATTTGTATAAACCTTGATGATTCCATTCTATTCTATTTATTTACCATTGCAAAAGCTTAGGGTTCCATGAAACACCAACACCAATGTATGGTCCAAAAGTTCCTTGGCCTGTTATACCTACTCCCATATTTAAACCTAATCCAAACGGCTTTCGGTTTTCCATCTGTAAGCTTTTAAACGCAGAGCTCTTTTTATTAATCATTATTCCTTGTGTACTATTAAATGTAGTTCCTGGATAATCAGAAGTTAATTTAATAAATACCTCTTTGGTTTTAATATCCTGTGAAAGGGTTGCATCTAACCAAATGTTTTGTTTTAATCCTATATTTGCAGATCCAAAAATTAAACTATCATTTAAAGTATACGGCAATGATACATCAATTAATCTAGAGCTTTTGCCCCATTCTCCTTTAGAATCAAAACTTAAAATTGATTTAAATTCTTTATTGCCTTGTTTAACTACAGTATCTTTTGTTTTAACTGGAACTTCAACAATTTTTTCCTCAACGATAGTTTTATATTTAACTACTGTTATAGGCGGTCTATTTTTTTCATACTCTAAACTATCTCTCAGTTCTTCTAAAGATAAATTTAAACCTTTAATTTCACCAACAGATTCGCCTTTTTCATTTACATAATTCCGAATAGTGTCATTAGCAGCAACCAAATTATTTTGGATACGAGTAACTTCACCTTTAGCATTTTCAGTTTCATTACATTGCCTTAACAGCAAAAATAAAAGTACACCGATACCTCCGAGTAAAAACATCCTGGTGTTTTTCGGATCAGTTAAAATACCAAGAATATTTTTAGCTATCAGTATCATTCTTCAATAAAAGGAAGCAGCTTATTAGGTGTAACCTCAGATGCCCCATATTTTTTTGTAATTTTATCCATGAACTTTTTTTCTTTTAATTTCATGCCGTCTACTTCTTGAAATAAGCCATCTCTTTTCTTGGCTAAACTTTCAATACTTTTTTGCATTAAGTCTAAGGAAAGTTGTATTTCCCTATACCTTTTTATAAAACTATTTAATTCTTTTATTTCTTTTTTTGTCATTTTAAATTTTTCTTTAAATGTTTATATTAAGGGTATGGTATACATACAGCCGGATTTCCTGAACATGGATATTTTCCAGCCAGAGAAAGACTACCATTAATAGGTGTTAGCTTTCTGTTTAATATCTGCCACCCATACTGAACTTCTACCAAAGATCCAGTTGGTTGTGCAGGGCTTGGAAAGCTAGCAAGATTTCCTGCCCCATTATTGGTCATTTTAGTTGTTGTACCATCCCACACTAATTCAAATACTTGCTCTTGCATTTGGCCTCGCTGACCACCATTAAAATCTATATTTAAATTAACTGCTACATAGCCAAGCGCATTCACAGGTAAACCTGGATATGATGGAGCCAATGTTCCATACCAATTTGTCCAATTACCATTTCCTGCATTTCCACCACTAGTAAGATAGGATCTTCTTCTAAGCGTTGGGATTAAAACCTCAATATCACCATAGGATAATAATTGGTCCAATCCAGATGAGCCTACTTTGTTTTGTGTGTAGCTAGTAGTATAATGTCTAAATATTACCATCAGTCTTTGTCCAGGATACGCACCTACTGGAAAATAAAAACCTCCTTGAGGACTATTAGCAGTCCAATCATATTCAACTGGTCCCTGAGGATCTGCTGGTCTTGCCAACTGCCCCAACGGTTGGGATTCAGGTTGGTATATATCAGCTGGGTTTGTCGGACCACCTATTAGTGGGGTCTCATTATTAGATGGCGCAAAAGTTATTGTCATCAATGATGGAGATGTTGCAAGATCATCCTGTGTTGGCATACCTGCATAATTAGTAGGGCTAAATTTTGATAAAGTATTAAAACCATACCTCTGAGTATTATTAATATTTGCACTATTAGATTGATCCTTAGTTAAATCTGTAGTTGGATTATAATTTTTACCACTATTCTTTTCTTGGCTTCTGTTCTGTACCCAAGGGGTAGCCCATGAAACCTTATTTCGACTAAAACTGAAAAATTGTTCATTACCAACACCATAGTTAAAATTATTACCGGTTGGTATACCAGGAGTCTGTAACTGTCCATTAAATGACTGTATACTTATTGACCTATCAAAAGCATCTTTTGGATAACCTAGTGGCTCTAATTGTGTTGGATCAAATGAATTAGCACCAGTCATTTCATCAGCTATTCTAGTAGCTATATTACCACTATCGCCTTGGTTAGTTGAAATAGGGACCAATGTATTTGCTTCAACCATAAAACCAGGAACGGCATCAGCCACTTGGGTATAATTGTATATCCCTTCTAATATTCCGTTTAAATTAGCACGCTTTTGTATACTATCAATTGGTTGTGAAGATCCTTGTCCTTGTGCAACCCACGTTTGTCTACCTACAAATCTAGTATGAGGTGTTGAAATTCCAGCATATCCAGTAGCCTTATAATCTAAAACAATACTTGGCCCTCTTTGTGAGAATGGACCTGGCCCAGGTTGATTAGAATTTCCTCTAAGAATTGTTTGTGTACCTGAAATAATATAAAGTTCACCACCTGGTCCTAACGAGTTAGGTCTTTCTGATGTTTGTTCAATTAATATATTATTAAGGGCTGTAGCAGGATTATTAGATGATGCTTCTAATAGCGCAACACCACCTTTAGCTAATAGACGAACACCACTTTGTGCTCCTTCTATTTGCACACCGGCCTGTCCTCCACCAACACCATCGTTTGCATATATTTTAATATTTCCACCAGATAAAAGTTCAATATTATTATCATTTCCTATAGGAGTTATCATTCTTTGAGTTGCAGCAACCCATTGCTGTGTACCTGTATAACTAACTGGTGCCGTGGTTGGATCTAACCAAATAAATTTTCCACCACCACCATTAGTTCCAAATCCGTATTGAGCCAATGTTTGCCCTTGTGTACCTGACGTAGCTATCTCAGCCATATTACCTGATGCACTACCTGCAACACCTACTTTCATTAATAAACTACCATCACCAAATTGGCCGGATAATCCTGCACCGGATTGTATAGTTACAGCTGAACCTGCAAAAATATCAATTGCTCTTTGAGGGGCAGTTACTTGCAATCCTATCATATCAACCTGACTAGCAGGAAGTGTTGCAGGTTTAGGTATATTAAATACCAACCTATCATCTTGTGCAATTGATATATTGGTTAATAGAGCAGGATCGCTTTGTTCAAATTTATCATTAAGTCCTGCAGATTTACCACCATGAAAAACAATTCCTCTACTATTTGAATTTTTTTGATGAATAAGCAAAGAAGTTCTATCAGAACCGTTACCAATTGTAATATCTTGAGGTACTATATAAGAAGATGTAAAAGGAATACCAGCTAAAGATGGTGTACCTTCAGCAACACCTCCTATCATAATAGAAGGTACACCTTCATTAATAGTAGTAGCACCATTTCCTGCTCCTACTGGTCCATTATATCTAATGTTCTGTTGATTAAATATAGGAGCACCTGTAAATAATCCAAAACCACCACCTGATCCTGGTAAACCAGCAGGGCCCTGTAAATCTATATTAGTTAATACCCAAGCATTTCCGTTATATTCCCATACTTGGCCATCAAATTGTAAATAATAATCACCTTCTAATGGATTAGGAGTTGGTGGTACATCGTTTGGACTAACTCCTGGTGATACACTAGAATTATCTTCATACCAAGTAGTACCCTTTGGGCCTCGTCCACCTGCAGGACCTGTAGGACCAGGACCACCTTTAGGTCCGGCTGGCCCTCCACCATTCAGTAATATTTGATCAAAATTAAAATTAGTCTTATCGACCAACTGCGAAATAGTATCCGATGCTATTATTTCTTGTATAGTGATTGGCATTTCTCTTTATTATTTTTTAACTATAGTAACGCTGAACCCATATGATTCAGAGAAACCTGTTCTTTTATTATATATTAGCCTTAAATCAAATGGATTAGTATTCAAAGTTTTTGATGAAACATTTTCATTAATAGTTAATCCAGAAGTTACCTTTTGTAAGTCTGTTAACTCTGCCGTGGTGTATGTATCACTACTCTTATTTCTACTTGCTAAAGTATAAAAATTAATTTCTTCTACTTTATATAACTTTAATATATTTTCTCTAATGTATTGTCTCACATCATCATCTAAAGTTTCTAAATCACCAAATCCATATAAAGGATTTACATATTTTAAAAATTCTTTTTTGATAGGTTCAAATAAGTATTCAATTAATCTCTTTTCGATAAAAAGATAAAAAGTTACTATAGGAGGAGACGGTTTTTTCTTAAGTGCATTAAGCTGAGCGGTACCTGCAGATTTTATTACGGGCTTATTTACTGTAACTGAAGCAATATCTTGATACATAAATGTTCCTTGAATTAAGCTAGGCTGTTTAATTGCAGCTTTTACAAAAGGGTCAGGTTGAAATGTTTCTAGAATAATAGTTTCTGGAACTTTTAAATATTTAGAGCCAAAAAATGACTTTCTTTCTTTCATAGATCTTGTACCTATGATAGGCTCTATTAAAGTTTTATCTATACTTTTAATAAAATAGGATGGTTCCCAGTTAGAAGAAAATGTATAAAAATCTTTATAATCAATTCCTATTTCGTTAATAAGCGGATAGAGACTAGGAAATGCACTATCATTAGAAAGCTCTAAAATAGTTGAAGGATCTTGCTCATTTACTTTATGATAAAAGAAATTTTGTATTTGCCCAAATCTTAAATCTTGACTATGAAATTGAGTATTTTTATATTTACATAATTCTAATACCTTTAATTTATATTCAGCGTCTGGGATATTAGTAGATCCTGTATTTCCACCAGTAACATCTTCATTAAAATCTATATTCATATAAGGATCTCTAAAGAAAAGTAAAGGCAATGCATAAGGTGAATAATATCCAGCATGTCTAGCAATAGGAGTTACATTAGGATCAGGCTGTAAAGATAAATCATAACCTATAACATCAGTTAAGTTAAACTCAGTTGGTTTAGCAGGATCTGGTAAAACGCCTACATAAACAGATTTAAGTATATCAGACTGTGCTCTTAGTGTGATACTAAAAGTTTGTGCTAATGTACCATCAGAATTTTTTACTTGTGTACCATCAACATTAATTGTCTCATAAATAATATTAGGATTACCTTCATTAACAGCATCAAATATTTCACCAAAGCCAACTGCATTTAATCTATTAATAAATTCAAAATATCCACTATCTTTAATTGTGTAAGTGGCTTGTATTAATTGTGAACTACTAGGACTAGGTGTAGGTAAGATAACACCCGGTACTCCATTTGCAGAAACTATGCTACACGTAAATTTATTAGAACTAACAACTTCAGTGATACCATCGCATACATAATTTATACCACCTACTGTAAACTGAATTTGGCCATAAGTACCATTTTCTAATATTCTAATATCATTTAAAAAATCAGGAAGCTGGCCATCTTGATTAGGTTGGCCAATAATAGTGTATAGTTGTGTTCCTGGGTTTAACGTTGATTGATTAAAGCTTATTGCACCTTTTAAGATTCCATCAGTATAATCAAAACTATCACCTATTTTAATAGGCTCACAATCTGAGTTTACATTAAACGAACTATTTAAAGAATACAAAGTAGTCCTATCTATAGAGTTAGGATTTGTATAAGAGGAGCATGTATATGCATATTCTATTGAAATAAGCATAACAATAGTTTTCCACTTATCATTTTTTATAAACTTAATTTGGCTATTAGGTGTACCATTTAAATTAGGAACTAAGATAGCAGAAAATCTATAATCATTAAAATTGCCATTTGTTATATAGCTTAATGACTGTGCATTAAAATCAGGCTTTTCACTTCCTATTGCTTTCTCTTTAGCAATTATCCTAACACCTCTTAAAAACGCCTCAGAAAAATTTTGATCGTCACCACCGCTAAATCTACCATATCTTAATTGTCTATCTATTTCAGTAATTCCACCAGTAGTAAATTTTTCTATAATAAAATAATCATCAAAATAATTCTTATTAACATTTTGGAATGTACCTGGTACAAAAACCTGCCCAGTAATTAAATTTTCTGGTGTATTATCAACAGGAGCTTTATCTATATAACTCCATGAATTTTCAATTGCATCTTTTGTAAAATATGTAGGGAATTCAGATAAGTAATACCACTCATGTGTAAATCCACTAGCCTCTTGTACTTTATCATATTTAGATGGTGCAAAATTATTTAAACCAAAAGCTAAACTTGTGTCCAACCTATAAGGGTGATTTCTTACATCTTTACCATCATTAATCCACGCCCATTTATTTATATAAGGAACTATTCTAGATATTGCAGCCTGTGAAGTTAAAAAGTTTTCTTCTAATCTAATGTATTCGCTTTGGATATATTCATCATCAGGGTTTTGATCTTCTGCATCGTTTAACAATCCAACTAAATTATAGAACCCACCATTATCATAAAAGTTTCGTATTTCTGGATTTTGACTTATTCCTACATAAGACGGTGGATTACTACCTTCTATAGATTGATTATACTGAGCATACTCAAAGCTTAATTCACCTTCTTGGCTATAAAGAGTACTATAAAAATCAACATCAAAATCTTTAACATCAAAAAATGAAAATCTACCAAATGAAGGCTTATAATCTGAATAAAGAGCAACTTGATTACTCCTAGTCACCATAATCTGATTATCATCGCATGTTATGATTACATATTTATCAATATCCTTATAACCTATAATAGTATCAAAACCGTCAAATATAGGTTCTTGTGTATAAGGGACCCAATCACCTATTTCAGTAAAGCCACCTTTCGTCTGTACAAAGTTTCCTTTTATAAATCTATCTTGATCACCTTTTTCAACTTTAAGTAAACTATTCTTAGTATTATTACCACCAACAAAATTAGCACCTGGTGTAATTTCATTAGTTTCTGGATAAGTTTTAATTTGATCAAAAATTTCTGGATAATCTACATTAATTTTAAAATTTAATTGATTAAATCTTGATCCACTAAATCGTGATTTAATATAAACAGTGCTATCATTATATGATGCAGTAAAAAATCTAACGTTTTCATCTATTCCTTTGTTTATAGCAGAAGTTATTGATCGTGCAATTTCTTGTGTAGTTCCATTAGGATTAAAAAATCTTTCAAAAGCTTTGCCTGGTATAGGTGCTAATGTTGAATTTGCAAATATTTCTCCACTTAATTCGGCACCATCATAAAATGCAATTCCAACACCATCTTGTATATTATCTAAAATTTTTATATACATTTGTGCATATCCTGCACTACTTAGAATACTAGCATTTGCAAATGTATCTGGTTCTTTATAACCAGCAAATAAAGAAACATCAACCTTAGTATCAAATAGTCTTATTTGATTCTTATCCCATAATGAACCTTTTTTAATTGTATGAAAATTATCTTCTTTGTCTTTAACATAAAAAATAGATTCTACTTCATCTACTCTTTCCGGTGTAGGCAAACCTGTAACGGTAGTAGTTTTTGCTGGATCTAAAAATAAAAGTATACCTTGGTCATTAGTTATTTCAAATGGTGTATTAAGATCCTGTGAGACTTCATTTATTGTAGTTATTTTAGGCAACTGAGTTTTTTCAGTATTTTTATAAAAACCTTCTCCTGAAATATCAAATGTACCTTCTTCAACTTCATTAACATACATTCCAAAATATCTGTTAATAGAATATTCATCGGCAGTAGGATCATCAAATAAAAACTCCAAGTTTAATAAATTAGCTAATAAGATGCTATTATTTTGGAAGCCTTGTGTAAATAAATAATCATCTTCCATTATAGTCCCATCCTTAGTAACTAAATCTTCATAAGCAAAACTACCCGAGCTTGTAAAGCCACCGTACTTGTAAGAAATTCCATTCCACAATATTGCCTCATCTTTTCTCCATGTAATATTAAGAGGAACTTCTGGAAATGTTTCTTGATTTCTATAATTTCTAATATAAGAACCTAATGCAGTACCTTCAGTTAAATCAAAAGTTTTAATTGCAGTACAATTTTCTAATACTTGCTTGGTAAAATTTTCTGAAGTTTGCGCATCAATAAAATTTTCATTTTGTGTTAATGCTCTATAATTATTAACAGCAGCTGGATCATCTAATCTAAAAATAACAAAAGCCGAAGGTATTTGTTCATTTAACCAAAGCGGTGCCAATGTTCCTAAACTCTCAGGATAAGTTTCAGATGCAACTGATCTAGTCCCTGCACAATAAAACATCTCATACTGATTACCATAATTAGAAAGAACTGCTGTATTCTCATATTCTTGGAATACCTCATATGCAGCTTCTGCTGGGAATTTACCAAAATCAAAAAATCTAAAAACATCCTGGTCATAGGTACTCGTACCATCAACTTTAAATGCTTTAAATTTCTGAGATGATAGTCTAGTATTAGCACTAAATGATTCCAAGTAAATATTAGTACCATCAGATACTACTTTAACATTACCAGTTAATTTAGGATTTGTTCTAATTAAACTATATGACGCTTTATCAAGCAGTTGTTCAGCCATTTATCTTTCACTTTTTTTATTTATTCACCAAAGATAAAGTTAAAAATAAACTAAGACTGTTACTGAGTTAACGGTCCGAACCCTCCGTCTACATTAGTAAGAGCAATTGATCTTTGAACCTGAGTCTGATTTAAAGAAGGTCTTAATCCTGCAACAACCTTTTCTAAATCAACCAAGCTTTTAGTTACTGTTGCTTTAGGGAAATTATCAATACTTAATCTATCCGATCTGTACTTAGCAGAAATTTCAATATCAAATTGTACTGTATCAGAATTTTGAGGATTTAAATCAAAACCTATTCTCTTAGCATAAGTTAAATTAACTGTTGATCCAGTAGGATCCCCTCCAATATTACCTAAGCCTGTACCCGTTGTTACACCAAAGTAATCTGTCATTCTATATTGAAAGACTAAAGGTATGCTTACTTCATTTTGTTGACCAAAAGGAACAGGTTTTCTAGACTGATTTGCATCGCCATCAACTTGAATATTTTCATGATTATCAGATGATATAAATAAGTATGATCCACACGTTTGCTTTCCTATTAAGAATTGATCAAATCCATCAAATGATGTTTTTGTATTTCTAGAATATCCACCAGGTAATGCTGCAATAGCAGGTATATTATTTAATGACGGGCTAGCTTGTAGAGCTTGTCCTGTAGCAAAGTTAACTATTGGAGAATATGTTGCAGCAAATGTAGTCAAATCAGTAACATTTTCATTTAAATAAATATTCTGCTGTAAACCTTTAGCTTCAGTAGATTTTAATGGAGCAAATTTAGAATTTCTAAACAAAACTGCACCAGTGCCATTACCTGCAGCCGAGCAATCAATACCTGCAGCCGGCAATGGATCAGGTAAAGTAGTTATATCTCCAGTTAAAGCTATATAAGCATCTCTATATGCTGTATAATTAGTTAAGTACGGGTGGGCAATTGAAACTGTTACTACATCAGAATTACCACCTGGAAAGTTTGGTGCTGTTGTAGGCAAACCATTAGTGTCAAACCCACCACCCCAAATAAACTCGGTCGTAGGACTACTAACACCAGTGTTATTAAGGCCATTATAAAAGTTTTCAGCTGTATCTAAATTAATAGTAAAATCTCCATCTGGGTTTTCATAATTATAAAAAGTATTATCATTAGATACATCACTAAATCTACTGTAAATAAATTGACCTCTATTCTGAGTTGATTGGAAAGGTGGTAACGAAACCATCTGTCCGTATTTTGTAGTTGCAGTTACATCCGGGTTTGTCAATAAAATTGGAGTAAGATCATATTTTCTAACCGTATTATAATCGGAATCATCTGTTCTATATGTAGCCCTACCGTTTGATTGGTTTGCTGCACTGTTATCTAACCATGAATATGTTGCAGGTAAAATAGTAGCCCCACTATCAATTGCACCAACATTAATAGGTACAGCAGAATATGAAGCAGGATTTTCGGATTGTTTTACCATTCTTTTTCTACTACCTGCAACTCTTGAAACTAACTGTAATGTAGTTTGTGAGCGGTTTCCAATTTGAATAAAATAAGTCTTGGATACAACTGCACCTCTAGGATCATCAAGACCTTTAACTTCTTGTCCATAAAATCCAGCAAATATTTTAGTTACTGAATTTCTTCTTAATGGGTAAGTATTTCCAGCATCATCAACTAACACGGTAGTTAATTCACCTTGTGCATCACTTAATATTTCAGCAAACAAGTCTAATTGATTTTGCATTTCATTTAACTTAGTAAATAAATCAATCGGTGTTTGGTTTTCTGATAAAAAGCCGGATGCAATAACTGGAGTAGAATGAGCAAAATAAGTTTCATTAGCAGTAAAAGAACTACTTAAATGAGTATTAATTCCTTTGGCTTCTAAATCTTCTTCTAATGCGACCTTTGCTAAATCTTCTTGGTTCTGAGCTAATATAGATTCAAGAGAACTATCCGAACTTAAGTTTGCTGGAAATTCAACTCTAATTGCTGGACTCCATTCACTCTCTAATGGATTAGATGGCCAACCTGCTTCGGATATTGATTTAACTTGTATTTCTACTTGTTCACCTTTTCTAATTGGAATATCCAATTGATTAATATTAACTGAGTCTGCATTATCATCATCAATAGGTGTCCATTCATATAAGCCAGTTATAGAATTTTTTGTTCTTGGTCTTAATACACTATCTACAATTATATAATTTGAAAATGCACCTTGGCTTGTTCCACTACCATCAGTAAATGCAAATTGGTCAACTGGGTTTGCTGCACCATCAGCAGAAAGATATCTGTAGCGATATTTAAATTTAACAATATCTTGTAAGCCTGTATCAGGAGCAGATTTTTCTTCAGGCATTGCCCAAAAACCTCTTACTCTATATTTAGGTGTTATACTACTAACAGAATTATCTGATGCAAAAGAATCTATTTCAGTAACAACAGATGCATACAGTTTAGCTTGTGATGCTCTCTCAGTTATAAGACCTTGTAAAGCATTCTTATCAGCATCTCTCTCAACCTCAGTTTTATAATTGGTTGTTTGTATCTTAGTTCTACTTTGTGCTATAGCCACATCCAATTCAGATAATGTAGATTGGATAGTATTTTTTTGATTATTTAAATCTTTAAGCTGAACTATAGCATCAGAATTACTAATTTGTCCATTTATTAAAGTTACAGAAAAATCATCAGAATTTAAAACTGGAGCATTTGGAGTTAGACCTTCTCTACTTGTTGGAATCTTATCCTCTGCAAATGATAAAAGATACCTACCAAAGTCAACTGCATTTTGCTGGTAATAATCTGCTAATGTTTGTTGTGTACCTGCTGCATTAATAGTAGTCAAATCATTAGTATAAAAACCACTACCTGGAGACCAGTTAACTGAAGGTATTTTTGAATCTGGATCAATAGGTTTAATAAATGTAACACATCTTTCATTAAAACCAACAGTAACTTGGACTTCAACTAAATCATTTAAGTTTGATCCTATTTTTAAAACATCGGCTCCAATTGTAATTGGTTTAGATCCTTCTTGTAATCTTACTATAACTGAGTTAGTACTTGAATCAATTTGTGTTACAGTATATCTTGTATCAACAGGGTCTGAAATAACTTCTAAACTATCACCAACCTTTAATTGAACCGTATCTGCAAAATCGGCCTCAGAATCAGTATAAAAAATCTTATTAAGTTTATAAAGTTTTTGTACAGTTGTTTGCTCAACTCCATTTACTGTTTCTGTTACAGACTCTTCCCCTATTCTTATTACACTAAAGTTACCAGAAAATCTTTTTTCTCTAGGAGGCAAATCAACTACGGCTTCATCTAATACATAAGAGATATTCTTTTCAACAATCTCTTGTAAAAAATCATCATAATCAATTTCAGAACTTCCGTTATATCTGTTTTCAAAAAAGTTTATTTTACTTTGTGTATTTGTGTCTAAAATAAATCTTTGAATTATTGCTCTTTCAGTATCAATAGGAACTTGGCCAGTAAGATCAAATGAAACGTAAAGCAAAGGATTAATTAATTCTTCAAAAAACCAATTAGGCTTAATGTCAAATTCACTAATAGAATTTAAAGCAGTTAAATCATTTGCTTCTGTAGGTAACTTTGCTAAAACTAATTTTCTAAATGTACCATCAGGTAATCTTATAGAGCTATTAGAGTCATTAAAATTTGTAATAGTATTAATGTTACTATTTAATCTATCAACTGAATTCTTTAAAAAGCCAAAGCTTGGAATAGTAATCCTAGAATTAGTTCCATCATTATTTTGTATATTAACAGTAACCGACTCTCGGCTTGATGTAATAGCTTGATTCACTTTCTCAAAGCTCTCTAGCGAATTGTTAAACAGTCTTAACAGTTCTGGGAGTAAAGTTTGTATCGAATTATTTTCAGCCATTATCTAGGTTTCAATTTTATTATTTATTTGACTATATCGTAAGTGAAATTTAACACACCTTGTTCTAAACAGATTAAATCAATAATCGGTAAGGTGCTTAAATCAGCATTAGGAATAGTTGCAGCCAATCTACCATAAGAGCCATTATTTAATCGGCTCGGTGAATCGGTATATATTCTTATATTTCTGGATCCCATAAGAGGAGCATTATTAAATGTTAATCTAACAGTTTGTCCAGTTCTCCATTGGATATCTGTATCATCAATGAATATTTCTAAATCACCACCTGCTTGATTAATCGTATCTAATCTAAGCATATTTGTAAATGTTTGTAATTCTACAAATGCTCTTGGGTCAACTACATTTAGATTTAAAGGATTAGTTGCATCTATAGCTAAATCACTAGAATCAACTGGTGCCATAAATCTATATTCTTGTACAACATTCTCAATATGAATTTGGTTTGGTGTATTTGTATTTACTGAGATCCCGTTACCTTGTCTAACCACTTCCGTATTATATTGTAATGTTTGAGAAACATCGCCATTTGCCAACATTTGAATTTCATCAGCATTCTTGGCAATCAAATCCAATAATGTAGTACTGCTTGCAAATGCTAATGAAGCATTATCTAATTGTGTTTGTAAATTATTAATTTGGCTTTGTAAAAATGCAGATGTACTAACAGAGT